TGTTGCCAGTGTTGACTGCTGTTTGCCCATCTAAAAGGACAGACTCGCTAATTTCGTTGTAATTTGCATCAAGACCAAAAATAGCAATTGATCTTGCGCCAGTTCCAGCAGAAGCATCGTCTGCGCTTGAACTGGAGATTTTCATTACAGTGGCTGCGGCAGGATATGCGTACGTACCCCCTTGAGCCCAAACTGTTTCAACAGACGTGCCGACATCACCGTTAATGCCAAACTTAAATAACGCCTTGTGCGCGTCAATCTGGCCTCTAGCTACTTGTAGCTCAAATGGCTCGTACTGGCCCTGCCTTGATACTGAGGAATAAACTCCCATGATTCAATCTCCTAAAGACGGGGGCCGAAGCCCCCTGGTTAATTAGGCCTGAGTCACGCCAAGAGCACCGGTGCGAGTCGCGTTAGGACCAGCTGCCAATGCAGTCAACAGGACAGCTACGACAAGACGCTTAGCGCCGTCAGCCGCAGTCGAAGGAGCCACTGTGCCGCGAACGTCGCCAGTAGTTGTGGTCGCAGTAGTAGTTACTCCAACAGCCACTGTGGCAGCGTCTTCAGCCAAGACGTTGTCCCAACCCACGCGAGCCAAATAGCCGCGGTTAGTGAAACGAACTGGAGAGCCAAACACGTCGCCTGTACCAATGGACACGGTCACGACTGGAGAGCCGCTGATAGTCGCTGTTGAGATCTGGTGAAATGCTTTTTTGCCAGCAGTTGTAGTTGAAGCAACAGCACCGGTGGCGATCACTTCGCTCATGGCTTGGCCGTAGATGTCAAAGCCGGACACGGTCACGTTGCGAGTTGTTGGTGAACCTGCGCCTGTTGTCACGGTCACTACGCGAGGCACGTCCATCTGAAGCACTGTAGTTCCTGCAGCAGTGGTAGTCGATGTGACGCCAGTGCCGGCAGTAAGAGTCACTGCGCTAGTCCAAATGGTAGCGGCAGCAATGTTGGCAGCACCTTTGGCGAGGGGCACGGAGTCCCACACGTAGATACGGCCAAGAGGTCCAACGCCTTCGGACATAGGCGAAGGATCACCTAAGTTCATACCCATGTAAGTGGTGGCGGAACCTAAAAAGAGGTCATCTGAAAATTGAGGCATGTTGTCTTCTCCTTGAAAAGCTTGACAAATTAAAAAAATGAAGAAGGGGACCTTCGCCCCCTTCCTTTTAGGTTTTTACAAACCAGCTGTACCGTAGATGGTACGTGGGTCTGTCCAACCTGGGATGTAACGCTCGGTAGCCTTGTAGCGCATAGAGTCGGTTTCGAAATCGCCTTCCATGCTCTTCTCAAGCTTACGACGCATCATCAACTGCAAGCCGACCTTAGCATCTGTCTGCACCCACCAAGCGGTAGTTGAAGTCAAACGTGACAAGTTAGCTTGGCCGCCGTTGATCATGCCCATCGAGTTGATCGGGTTGATGTCGTTGTTGCCAGTACCTGCGCGCAGGACGGACTTCAACAGCACTTCACCTTGGAACACGTTGCTAGGGCTCAACACAAGCTTCTCAGGAGTCAAACGGATACGCTTACCATTGTTGTCAATGGCGTTGCGGATCTGGATGAGCATCTGCTCAAGCGAGGTCTGTGACAAGTTAGCAGCAGTGGTCAACACGTTGCTGAATGTACCGGAAGCGATGGGGTGCGCGGAGTTAACCAACGACACGCCGTCACCGCCTGCATACGAGCTATTGAAAGCGCGATTCAGGATGTTGGCACACAGGGTTTCTTTCGTCTCAATCAGGGACTGTGCCAAGTGTTTGGCGTAAGTCTGACCGATAGAGATGTGGTCGCCATCTTCTACCAAGACTTTGGTCAAGGCAAAAGCCAGACCGTAGACCTTGTAGACGTAACGAGCATTGAACAGGACGCCACCGGATTGGTAGGTCACTGGCATGCCGTCAGGCAACTCAGGAGCCGCTCCGAAACCATACAAGACGGGTTCTTCGTGGTAGTTGCGGGGGATACCATTACGCTCAGTGAAAACTTGTTTCCACTCATCAGCGCGTTGGTTATACAAGCCATCAAACTCTTCGTTTAAGATGGGCTCAACGATGGACCTAAAGTCCGTACTGCGCATTGGGACAGCCATTTTTTAGCTCCTTAGTAAGCGTTGATTGTGGCAACGTCCTGATGCTCAGAGATCTGAACTTGGACAATTGTATAAGCATCACCCCATGCGTTATCGGGACCGGGTGTGATACCGATCACGCGCATTTGGGCAGTGCCGCCTGAAGCTACAAGTGAGGCAGTGTCCAACACAGCTGTGCTAAGACCAACCGTGGTAGAACCAGCGGTGATCGAACCAAAGTCATATTGGTTGCCGATGTTGCTAATGTTCACAGCTCCATTTGCTTGGATCTGATAAACAATCGCTTGATCGCGCGTGATATACGCGGTCACATCAGTTGCAGGGGTGTTCGCAATGAACTTGTTGGATACACGACGACGGCCATCGCTGTCGGTGAATTCAACACCCATAAAGGTACCGACGAAGGCATCGCCAGCAGCGGCCGGAGTTACAACACCAGTGGAAGTATTGATCTTCACAGGTTGGTATTGCAACAAGGTCACTGCAGCGTTGTCCGCCAGCGTAAAGGCTGCCGGGCGCACGAAACCACTTGCGTGGTAAACGGGCTGGAAGCCAAACGGTGTGCTAGTAGTAGACATGTTTGCTTTTCCTCATTAGAGAAATTAGTGGATGATCAAAGCTCTTCAAATTTAGCTCGACCAGGATTTTCGCGCAATGCAGCGATACCATCACCCTCAATCACACGCCCGCCCGCGGCTGCCGCAGACTCTTTAATGCTGTCCAATATAGCCGTAAGTTTCTCATCTTCACGTGCAGGAGCGTCATGGTGAGCTTCTTGCATGAATCGTGTGTAGAGAGACAACGGCAGCTTGAATGCGAGCATTTCGTTGACACCAATAAATCCTTGCCATTCGCCTGTCTTAATGGTTACGTATTCCCAGCCAGGCACGTCGTCGGCTTTAATAGGTTGATAACCCAACCGGATCCGTTGCTGAATGGAGTCGCGGGGGTTAGTGGTAGTCAACCAACATGTGTGAAAGCCAGGGATCTTTGGCAGATCTGGCAATGCGTCTTGGAAAAATTGAGATCTAAACATCTCAACACGATCTTCGTCGCTAATGGCACGGTCTTCAGTCACATTGCGTTCTGTGGCTCCACGTGATTGGCGTACGAGATCAGGGGATTTTTTTAAGCGTTCATCAGTCATTTTCCTCACTCCTTTCAGCGAGTTGAATTGTTTTCACGGTCCCACTTTGCGTACTGTTTTAAGTAGCGTTGGCGTAGGACGGGGTCTTCCCAAACTCCAGCATCGGTCATAGCTTGCTTTCGTTCTGGGGAGATGTATACTTCACGGCGGGTAGATTGCGGAGCCTGGTCCCTGCTAGAACCAATAGGCGGACCTCTGCGTTGTCCGCGGCGATCATCGTCTTGACTGTCGTCATAGTTCCCGCCTCCTTTAATGTCTGGCAATCGCTTGGCCACTCGCTTGTCTAGCTCGCGCCAATATGCCTCTGTTTTTGGATTATAGCCAGATTCTACCAAAGACTGATCTATTGCTAAAACAATCTTCGAGGCCTCGTCCTTGGCGTTTGGATCGTACCAGCTATTCTTAGATACCCAGTCCTGAGCAAAGCTAGCAATGTCCGGATCTGGACCTTGAGCTTGCTGTTGGGCTGGCTGCTGAGATTGCTGATGCAGATCTTGGGCGACTTGGTTCTGCTGGTGCTTGTGGACCTGTAGCTGCTGTGCCTTCTGCATGGCTTGGTCGCGGATTCGCATGGCTTTAGCAACATCTTCGCCGTTACCGGCATCGATGGCTTGAGCAATGATTCTTTCTGCGGCCTTAACTTCTGCAAGCGTGTCGGCAATACGGTCATCAATAGTTGAGATCGCATTTCCCACAACAGACTTCTCGACCTGGAACATGCGCTTTTCAAGCGACTCGTTCCGTTGCCTCAGGAAGTTGAGCTCTGTTTTATCTCGCTCAATTGCCTGTTTTCTACGCGCTGCGCGATCTGTCTTCTCTTCGCGGCGTTTGCGACGTAGTTCTTCGCGGTCTTCATTGTCTTCTGAGAGACGCGAATCCTCTGGGTGGTCGTCGTCATCGTCTTCGTCACCTTCTTTAGTGGTTACGGGGACAAACTCGACTTCCTGAGGCTTACCCTTCTTTTGGTCCTCATCATCTTCGATGAGCATATTTTCTCCAGCCATTGCCTGCTCCTTTCAGCAGTTAGATAAACGCACGGATCGCAGTGGGATCTCCAGTGACCTTGGCAAGAACGTCCAGGTCATTAAACATCACAAATTCGATCTCCTCGTCACCGGACTTTACTGTCCAACGATCACCGCCGTATTTAGGCACACGGACGTAGGCGCCAACTTCACACCAGGAGCCTTCAGGCCACAGCGTCATGGTGTTCCGATTCTTGTAAGCCAATGAGCCGACCGCCACAACTTTGGCGATCTGCGTATTACTGGCTTCTGTTTTTCTTGCTTCTTCAGGGATGTAGATACCGCCAGCCGTCTGGTTCTTGGCTTTGCGGACTTGAACAATCACGCGTGAGCCCAAAGGCTCGTGACAGCAGTCTACAGTTGGGAAGGCCTCGTCCAATGAGGCGTAAGTAAAGGACATGGGGGTTTCAAGTAGCATTCGCTTCTCCGTATGCTGGGGTTAAAGATCTCGACTATCATTCTCAACATCACGGTGGATCCGCTCAATCAGCTGGATGGCACGGTCAAGGCCTGCATAAATGCCCTGACGTTTTCCATATTCGAAGCTGATGTCCTTGCCTTCTGCTGTTGGTACTTTGATGGCCTCAACGGCCAATGCCAACTGCTCGGCTCGGATTGTCGTGATGATTTTTGCTAACACTTATCGGCGTCCGCCCATGACGGTGGAGATCTTGTCAGGACCTTTACCGCGCTGGCTGTTTGTGCCGCCATTGCCTTCGCCTTGGACCTTTTCGGTCTTCATCTTAGCCATGGTCTTGTAGTTTGCATCTGGCAAACCTGGGGTCGGTGAAGGATCGCTAGCGATCTTCTTGGCTTTTGGGTAACCTTTACCCATGGCCATTTGTTTGTGTAAGCTGATTGCTACCATTATTTACTCCTTATGAGCGCGGGTTGGGGTTTATTCCTGTCCCTGTTGAGACAGAAAATCTTTCGCCAGTTGCTACCTCTAGGGCGGCAAGCTGCTTGGCTGTTTGGTTGTCGGACTCGTTCATCTCCAAGCGAGCCTGGATCTGCGCTTGCACGCGACTGTCTTCGGCTTGTTGACGAATCTGTTCGATCTGCAATTGGTTTTGCAACTCTTGGATGCGAGCTTGGATTGTCGCCTGAGTATCCTGGCTGCGGGCCTGGATGTCTGCTTGCTTGAGCTGCGCGTCTTGCTGCATCTTGGCCTGGGCAGTTTGCACCGTTGCCTGATCCTTGGCCTGCTGATTCTCCAACTGCTTCTGGGCAATCTGGACTGACGGATCTTGCGGAGGAGGCGGTTGCATCTGCTGCAAGGTCTGAATGGCTTGTTCAATGATCTGCGGGATCTGACCAAAGGCCTCTTGGCTTTGCTTAGTCACGATCTGGCTTGTTGTTGCCAGCAGCTTGTCAAGGGCTTGTTTCTCCTCGGTCGTCGCATCCTTCTGAATCTCACCAATGTCTACTTCGGCAGCGCCGGAAGCTTCTTGGTAGATCTGAGTTGCATACCAAAGGACCATGTGCTCCTTGATATGGTCAAGCATCATAGGGATAAATGCAGGGCCAATGGCCTTGTTGTTGCCGAACATTGGGTTAGTCAGGAAGTCCAAGTGGACCTGCAAGTGAGCCAAGTGATCTTGCTCAGGGAAGGCCACAACAGGGCGACGCATCGTCATCGCAATGTTCTCGTTGACCGCATTCAGCTCTAATGGCTTAGGTGCTGGCAGCAAAAGGTCCTTACCTTGAGGCACCTTTAAGCGCTCAAGGAACATGGTCTCAACCTTGCGGAGATCGTACAGCTGAGGCATCTTCTCGGCACGCTGCATGACTGCCTGTACTTGAGCAAAGCGCTGGGCTTCGCTGAAGATGTTGGGATCGCTGACTGGCACCACATTCATTGGGCCATCGAAGTCGCTGCGCTTGACCAACAGTTCGCCTGTGTCGTCGTAGACTTCGGCTTCTGTTAGGTAGGTCTTGTTTAGGCGGAACAACAGCTTCAGCACACGGCCCATTGAGTTGTGCAAGCGAGCATGGATCGCTGAGAACACAACCATGCCTTGTTCCATGCGAGCTAAGGTGGTTCCAACAGGGACGTTGGCATTGCTGTCAGCCAAGTCTTCAAAGGTCGTACGGACAACGTTCTGGCTTGCATCAACCAAGAAGCCAAGCAGCGTAAACAAGACCGGGCTTGGTGGGTTGTAAGGCATTGGCATAAGCATCTTGCGGATGTCGTCTTGGCCAAATGAACCTTCGATCTCTTTCACTTCGGTTGGGTCAACGCGGTCTGTTTGGCCGCCTGTTCCTGACTTAAGCTTTAGTAAGCCTGGGAAGTTGTTGATGTGGGCAGAGTCAAGCAAAGCTCGCAAAGCACCTGTTGCAGCGGCACTTAGGCCGCCAATCATGTGCGTCAGGCCAATCGGATACGCGCCGCGCCAAGGCACAAATGGAAATTCAACCATCCATTGCATCTCTTGCTTGGTCTCGTCGTCTTTTTCCCAGTTGCGATAGATGGCCAACACGTTTTGCGTTGCCTTGTCTAAGCTGATGACATATGGAGCCAAGCCGTATTCATCGTTGAAGTCGTGGATGATGTAGCACTCATAGGTAGTGCGTAGACCATCGATGTTGTAGCTGTCTGAAGTACGACCTTCAATCTTGTTGTTGGCGCTCTCTGCCTTTGATTCGTCCGGCGGCAGAGGACTGGCCATTAGGTCCACATCCATGTACATACCAGACTCAACCCGCGTCTGGTATTCAATGCGAGTCAAGTATTGCACATGCGTCTTGCGCTCGGATGAATAGAAGTTGGTTGCGGCAAACGGCAAGTAGACGTCATCGATTGCGACGAACTGAGGGACGGGCCGCTTCTTGTTGGTATCCCAAGTGATCTTGAGGTACTGACCGCCACCTAAGGGCAGTTGCGTTGATAGCTGCTCAAGCTCAGACCTAAACTCAGGCATCTGCTCGGTCATTTGCCAGTTCATGAACTTGACAAGGCGATCTGCTTTTTCTTGCTTCTCAAGAGTAGGCTCGCCAACGATCTTGTCTCTAGCTGGGCCATCAGGCGGAAAGAGTTCCTTCATGACGCGGGCGGAAAAGTCCACGCAGCCTTGAGTCAGCATTGGGTGAACAACCTTGCTGGCTCCTGTGAACGATGCGCCACCTGGGGCATCATCACCAAGGCCTGTACGACGCAGACCTTCTTCGTATTGCTCATCCCGCTTCTTGCGGGCTTCTTTGTCTTTTTCTAAGATGTCGCAGAGTTCTGATCCAAGGCTTGACAGTTCCCAAGTGGGCATGTTCTCAGCAAGGTTGGCATAGAACTCAGAATCGGCTGGTGTTGGCGAGTCGTCAAGCGTGACCATTGCACCACCGTCATCGGTATCACGGACCTTGGAGTCGTCCTCAACCTCGTACATCTCGCCGTATTCTTGTTCGTTGTCAGCCATTCAATACTCCGGTTAGATCGCGTATGGGTTCACAAGCCTTGGCTTGATCTCCCGTTCAACTTTGTCTTCTGCTTTTCTGGTGACTGAGAGACTATTGCGATCGGCAAGCAACCTAAGCGCTTGCGTCGTTGAGTCCACAAAGTCGTCATGCTTAATCGATCCTTCACCATGAAAGCTGCACAGCTGCGAGATTAAAGGGTCAGCCCAAGAGCGAGGGCTCCCAGGCCGTTTATCCGATTCTACCACCCAAATGAATCCGTGTGCAAATAAATGCGAGACCGCGTGCAGGCGTTGAAGCTTGTCGGCACGGCCAGGGTTGTAGGGATAGGCAAGGATGTCCTCACGGGCTAACATCTGACGCAGGCTGATGCCAGATCCTTTGTCCTCAATGATCATTAGGTCCGGCTGCTTGCCACCAAACATCGATTGCTTTGGACCAATCAACGGCTTGATCATAGGCCTAAAGTCCTCGTCGCCATACCGCACCGCCCATTCTTTCTTGACCCGTTCGATCAGGCCAGGCAGACCGAGGTGATCTTGCCAACAGTCAAGCAGCAGGAAGGCTGGCTTCTTCTCGTGGCGGAACACGCCCCAAACAGAGCACGCGGTTGGATCAGGGTCATGGCTCTTGCGGTCAACAGACTTCTCCGTGAACGCCGTGTCAAGGCTCATGACAATGTAGTCAAGAGGCGGCAAAGGTTTATCGGCCGGCCAGAGTTTGAACCAGCTACGCTTGATGATGCCTGTTTCTTCGGGGTCAATAACCTCGGCATGGATCTCTTGTCGTCCGAGTTGAGTTCCCTCGTACTGCGTGATCTCAGCAAGAAAGGATTTGGCAAGGTTTGCGGCGTTATCATAGGTAGATCCACGGGTAATGCGAATTCGGCTGTTCTTCTTTTCAGCATCCTTGATCAGCTTACGAACCAGGTCGATAGGCTTAGGTGTCGTTGTGATGATGACACGGGGATCGTCGCCCAGGCGCAGACCGAACTTCATCATGTCCCATGTCTCGTCAACGTACTGCCAGGCAGCCAGCTCATCACACCAAACTCGGTGGAACTGAGGACCGCGCAAACGACTAGGCTCCTCAGCCGAGAAGCCTCTGATCGATGATCCGTTCTTCAGGGTGATCTCGCCGATGGATCGGTTGTAGTTGTCTATGAGGTAATGAGGCACCACGTTCATGATGCCTGAGTCGCCTTCAAAGCAGACGCCTCTAATGTCACCTGAGGTTGGCGCGATGACGCCACAACGCACGCCAGGGTTGTCGGCAGCATAGTTGCCAATGTCCTCTGCTCCTGTCCTTGTCTTACCGAAGCCACGACCAGCCAAGATCAGCCAAATGCCCCAATCACCTGTCGGCGTCATCTGCTGCTCACGAGCCGTGGCTTTCCACTTCAGCTTCCAGGCTATGTGCGCCAGGTCTGCTAGATCCAGGGTCGCGAGGTTTGACTGGATGGTCGTTAACTCGGCCTTGGATAGGATCATTTGCCGCCAGCGTTTAGTTTGCCAATAAGGTCGGTGATCTGCCCAACAAGCTCGAGCCTTGCTTCAATGGGTCCGCCATCGGGTC